ATGTTCGTCGGGCGGACTATGGACTCATGCCCCGCAGGAGGGGTCCCTTTCGGACGCCGATCACCCCAGTAGCGGGGTCCTTATTGCGCGCCGATCAACAAGGGTACATGGCGTAGCGCGGCACCTCGGGCATCGCCGTCTCGATGGCCATGCTCGGCAGCGTCCAGTTGCCCGACTGGAAGGTGTGGGTCTTGGGCGTCGTGCCAGTGGTGGTGGGCCCCCCGAACGCCGCCTTCAGCCAGAGGCCAAGGTTCTCGACGTCGATCGGCACGACGACATCGCCATCGGCGGTGACAGCGTCCTTGATCGGGGCCAGCGGGTCTCGCCCCTGGCCCAGCAGTTCCGAGGCGATCAGCGGCTGTTCGGAGCCGAGCGTGGTGCTGGCAAAGGGCACCGTGCGGTAGCCCGTGGCGGGCGCGGTGCCATAGACGGATTCGAACGCAAGCGCCATCTGCGCCCGCGCCCCATGGGCTCGTGCCATCGTGATCTCCTTTGGTGAGTTGGGTCAGGCCAGCGGATCGGCCGTGGAATAGTGCAAGACGACCGGGATCACCGCCGCCTTCAGGCTGGCGGCACCCTCCACGGCCAGATCGACCGGCCGCGGCGCTTCCGCCTCGACCCAGTCGCAGAGGCCGCCCAGCGTGCGGTCGGCAGCAATCGCAGGGCCGATGCTGGCGCAAAGGGTGTCGAAGGTGGCATCACGCGCGGCACCCTGCACGACCGCCTCGATCTCGGCCCGGTGCTGGTAATGGTAGCGCAGCGGCGACAGCGTGACCTCGGGTTCCCCCGGCTCGCCGTCGCGCAGGATAAGCAGGCCCGCAGTGGGAACGCGTTCAGGCAGCACTTCACCGCGCAGGGCGGTGGCGGACAACGCCGAAAGCCGCGCGTGCAGCGCGGTGAGGATGGTTTCGCGGGGGGTGGGCATTGACCGTTCACTTGCTTTGATTGGGACGCACACGAAGCTCAAGACCGGTGGCGGGCGACAGATCGTTGAAAAGAGTCTCCGCTTTTTTCAATTCCATCAGAAAGAACTCCTTCCCAAGCGAAGTTGCGCCGAATCGATCAATTGCCTGCAGCTTGAATGCAGCCTCTGCATCACCTGCGCCTTGGCGATTTGGAAACCTGGCCGTCCTTCTGATCTTCCAACCTACTGTAGATGTTTGTGGAAAACTCAGGTTAAGCGCTCTCAGTCGATTCTTTATGTCCCCGGTTATTCCGATCTTGATCAGTCCAAAGTCTTTCGGGATGGCTTTGCCCACCAATAGCTCGCCGCCGGACGGGAATTGCGCGAGGTAGAGATCGTGGGGTCGGTCAGTAAAGACAGACGTTCGATTGCCGAAAGAGCCGAAGACACCCTTCGAAGGGTTCAGAAGCGCGGCGATCGACCCACTCGCTGCTGGGTCAGCATCATCAGACACTACTTGGGGTTCGCCGAAGACGTTGGTTTCCGTGAAAGGCACCTTTTCAAGTAGCCAGCGAGCCTCGTCCTGCATCAACCAGGTGCCGAAGCGAGCTATGTATCGGCCATTCTTTGGGTCGTAGCTTTTGGGAAACACCTGATTGACGTCGAGGGTGTGATTGGTGCGCCACGCACGTCGAACAGGCATCGCGTGACGCCATTTCTCTTGTCGGCCGAGCCGTATGTTACGGGCCTTGGCGGCGTCTGACATTTTCGACCATGAGTCGATTGGTGTTCGCTCGACCTCAAGAACCCCCAATAAGTGATGAACCAGCTTGCTGTCAGTTTCCGGGCTCGCTGCGCCGTAGATGCAGACAAGCTGCCGCTCGCCGATCAATGAAAACAATCGATCACGGTCGCGCGGATCCGTGAAGCCTAGTATTCCCTCCTCTTCAGGATCAAAACCCCAGAAGCCGGTTAGCCAGACCGAGGAGGAAGCATCAAGCGTCATACACGCAATCCCGAACTGTGAAGAAAGCAAGCCGTTTCAAATGGGATAGCGTTTTGATCAAGCGTCGTCGACAGGTTCTGGCTACCGCCCCTCCACCCAGTTCGCCACGATCAGCCCCGGCACACCGTCCGCCGTGCGCTCCGCATCCCGCGCCAAATCCAACCGCTTACGCAGCTTGACCTGCGGCACCAGCAGGAAGATCGGCGCGGTCACGATGCCCCGGCCGGTCTTCGACCGCGATGCCACGGCGCGGCCCTTGGTGTTCAGCCGCCCCTCGGCCACCAGCAAGCTCGGACCTCTGCTGCGATAGATGAAGCGCAGGCGCAGACCGGTCCGGCGTTCCCATTCGACGGGGGTAATCCGGCCGCCACGCAGGGACTTGCCTGCCGCGGGCGTGGGGATCGCCAGCCATAAGCCGTTCTTCGAGCGGATCAGCGGGCCGGTGTCGTGCGCGCCGACGATGACCGGGGCATTGGACCAGACCACGGCTGCCGCGTTCAGGCTGGGTGCAACCTTGGGGAACTGCTCCGACCGTATGGTGCGGGCAAGCCGGGCCCCGAGCCCCGCGCCGGTGATCTGCAGCCGCCAGGCGGCCTTCAGCCCGGTTCCGGCCTCGCGGATCGCGGCCGAGACCGCGCGTTCTCTGGCCGCGACCTCGGCCGCCATCATCGCGACGATGTCGGGATCGATGTCGAGCTTCAGTTTCACGCTGGCCTCAGATCGACGGTCCAGACCAGCCGCTCGCGGTCGCGGACGGGCTCGCCCTGAATGAGGAAGGCGTCGCCGTCGATTTCCACCCTGTCGCCGGGGCGCGGGGCGGGCACATCGGCCACGCGCAGGTCGATCCGGGTGGTCTCGGACCAGAGCCGCGCATCGCCAAAGTCGGAGACGGCGTCCGCACGCCGGGCCACGATGCGCACCAGGATCGGCGCGCCGCCATCGGCGATGTAGACCGCGTCCCTGCCAATGTTCGGATCGGCGAAGAGTGCCGCAAGCGCGGCGGAGAGGGCGTCCGGCATGTTTCCCCTTTCCTCAGAAAGGAAGTGATACTATGTTTTCCACAGACAGGAGAATGCCATGACCCTTTCCCATCAGATCGCCCGCAACCCTGATGCCGGTGCCGTGCTGACCAAGGCCGCGCTGCGGGCGGCAGACCGACTTGGCCTGTCGGGCCGACAATTAGCTGACATCGTCGGCGTCTCCGAGGCGACCGTGTCGCGCTGGAAACGTGGCGAAAGCCTGCTTGAGCCGGGCTCGAAGCCTTTCGAGCTTGCGGCCCTTCTTGTGCGGACCTTCCGCTCGCTCGACGCGATCACCGGAGGTGACGAGGCGGTGGCGCGGCGGTGGCTGGCCGCTCCCAACACGGCGCTCGCGGCGCGGCCCATGGAGCGGATGACGCAGGTGCAGGGGCTTGTCGATGTCACGACCTATCTGGACGCAAGACGCGCTCCGCTCTGAGGCGCGGCCCTACGCGGGCCCGGCATGGCGGTTCGTCGAGGCCCAGCATCGGGTTTCGACCCTGAAGCTTGTCGACAGCCTCGCCGAACAGGCGGCCCTCGAGGAGATCCTCGAGGCCACGAAGCCGCCCCTGCCAGAGGACTGCCGCGCGCTCGATTACCTGCTGGCCACGCCCTTCCGCTATCGCCCCTATCCGGCGGGATCGCGGTTTCGCCGGGCGGGACTGACGCCGGGCGTCTGGTACGGGGCCGAGGCGCCCGAGACGGCGGCGGCAGAAATGGTGTTTTACCGCTTCCTGTTCTACGCCGAGAGCCCCGAAACGCCCTTTCCCGACGATGCGGCCGAATACACCGCCTTTTCGGCAGAGGTGGCCGCGCCTGTGACACTGGACCTGACGGTCGGTAACCTTGCCGCCGACCATGCCGCCTGGACCCACCTCACCGACTACGCCCATTGTCAGGCGCTGGCAGAGGAGGCCCGCGCGATCGGTGCAGAGGTGATCCGCTACGCCTCTGTCCGCGATCCTGACCGGGGCGCCAACCTCGCCGTACTGACCTGCCGAGCCTTTGCCGTCCCGCAGCCGGTCGAACGTCAGACTTGGCGCATCCGGATCGGCTCCACCGGCGCGCAGGCGCTGCGCGAGCATCCGCGCCTCGGGATCGAGTTCCCGAAGGACAGCTTCGCCCCGGACCCACGCCTTGCCGCCATGCTCTGGGACCGCGCCCGCGCACGGTAGGCAGTCATCACGTCCGCCGCGCCGAACGCAGTACTTGAGGGCGGGTGCAGATCGGCAGCGGGTTGCTCTCGATCTCGAGGCGAACCCATTCGTCGCGATCCCGGTCGGGGATCATGCGCGCGTAGAGCGGCAGGCCCAGCGTGTTCACCGTCTCGAAGGTGTCGGCCGGAGCGAAGTAGATCTCGAACAGGCCCTCGACCCCTTCGGGATAGAAGTACGCCTTGTCCGTCGGCACCCCAAAGCCGAGGCCACCCCGATAGCGGCGGAAGGTGATGCCGCCGAAGCTGACTTCCTCGCCCACGCGGCCGCGCAGATCGGCTGCGGCTGCGGTGTTGAGATAGGTCTCGCGGACCTCCTTGTGGGCTACCAGATCGGCGAAGAAGGCCGATCCGCATTCAGCGCGCAGCTGGACCTGACCGGCGGCCAGCCCGCCAAGGCTGTCCTCGACGCTCTCGATCAGCGCCTGGCAGCGCTTTCTGAGGGCGCCCGAGGCGGGGCTCGCGTTGTCGAGGTCGAAGTCGACCTCGGTGGCGGGCGTGATGCCGAATTCGGTGAAGTAGTTGACCACCGTAGCCCCGTCCTTCGGATCCTTCACCACTCCCTGGATACCGTTGAAGAGGTGGAACTCGAAGGTGGCCTCGGCGTCGTTCCTGAGCCGCCCGAGCTTGCGGGCCACCTCGGTCTGCACCTGCTGGGTCGCGGTCTCCGATCCGTGGTCGCGGATGCCCTGGATCTCCGAGGCCCAGAGCACGTCCTGCTTCTTGAACTGGCGCACGACGAAGGCACGCATCTCCCGGCGTTCCGGCACCTGTTGCTCATAGGCCGAGCCGCGTTCGGAGAACGGGATCAACTGCAGCGTGCCGTCCCGGCTCTCGATCACGATGGTGCGCGCGCGCACGCCGCGGGGCCCGAAGAGGTTCGCGCCCGACAGGATCGCGGGCTTGAAAGGGATGTTCTCCAGCGCGCGGGTCAGTTCGATGATTGAGAAGGCATCGCCTTCGAAGATGTCCATGGTCGCCATGGGGATGTCCTTTCGATGAAGAGATCAGCGCAGCAGGATGCCGAGCGCGGCCAGGGCCGCGGTGGCGGCGGCGATCTGCGGTTCCGTCGCGCCCGTGGGCCAGATGAGGTCATTGCGGTTGACGATGGCCGGGCCGCGCAGGACCACGACGGCAGCGGCATCAGCGGCCGTCGCGTCAGCGGGGCCCCAGAGGATCCCGGCGGCGTTCTGGCTGCCGTTCGACGCGGCGGGGGAAAGCTGAGTGAACTTCCCGCCCGTGGTGATCTTGCCCAGCACCGTGCCGGGGTCGAGCTTGCCCGCGCCGGAGGTGAGGGTGACGGTCTCACGGGTGTAGTCGCGCGAGGTTTCCCAGACGAGGAAGCCGCCCGCATGTCTGCCTTCGGTCAGCGTGGTCATTGAGGATCATCCTTTCAGCTTGAAGGTGCGGGCGATCACGTCGCCCCAGGGACGGGCAGTGGGAGTGGGCCCGGGTTGCGGGTGATGGGGGCTGATCTGCGCCTCCGCCTCCGCCCTCGCGGCAAGAAGGCTGCTGCGCACCACATCGAGGCTGGCGTCCTCTTCGAGGAAACGCCCGGCCATCTGCGGCTGTCCCCCGAGGCGACAGAGGTCGATCACGGCGCGGGCATGGGCGATGGCTTCCGCCCGAATGGCGGTGGCATCGATCGCGGCAGGCGATGGGTCGGGGGTCGGCGGAGGGGCCGCATCCGGTTCGGGCTCGGGCTCATGATGAGCGCCAGCGTCACCCTCAGTGTCACCCGGAGGTCCGGCCAGAGCATCGGCGGGGCGTGCATCGGGGTCCGGCTGGTCGGCGCCGGTCATCGAAGCCGGATCGGCGATGGCTTCTGCCAGCGTGGGCGGCGCGTTGCGGAACCGGGCGATGTCAAAGCTGGCTGCAATCCGCACTGGCTCGATCATGCGGGTGGCAAGCCCCGCCTCGAGGGCCGCTTCCGCATCGAACCACGTCTCGGCCGCCATCAGGGCCGCAATTTCCTCTTCGGTGCGTCCGGACCTTGCCGCATAGCCTCGGACCATGCCGCCCGCGATCTTGTCCAAGGTGTCGGCCATCTCGCGCATGTCCGCGGCGGTGCCCATGACCAGCCCCGAGGGGTCATGGATCATCAGGAAGGCGTTCTCGGGCATGACGATTTCGTCGCCCGCCATGGCTACATAGGAGGCGGCCGAGGCGGCCACGCCATCGATCCAGACGGTGATCGTTCCGTCATGCCGCTGCAGGGCATTGTAGATCGCCACCGCGTCGAATACCGAACCGCCGGGGCTGTTCAGGCGCAGATCGATCGGCACTCCATCCGGCAGGGCTCCGAGTTCCGCGAGGAATCCCTTGGCGCTGACGCCATAGGCGCCGATCTCGTCATAGATCAGCACTTCCGCGCCCGTGCCGCGGGCGCGGATCGTGTACCAGTTCTTCATCCTGTCACTCCTGTTCGGACTGCGCGGCCGCGTCAGATCCATCGGTTTCTGGGTCGGGTAGCCTTGAGGGCGTTGCCCGCGCGCCTTGCGTCTCGCCGGGGCTGGTCCGGTATCGGAGGCCCAGATCGGCCGACCGCTTGGCATCAGCCGCGTTCTCGCGGTCGACCTCCTCGACGTCGTAGCCGGTCGCCTCGACCACCTTGCGCCGCGAGGTGATGCCCGCCTCCATGGCGAGGACCTGTGCCTGGATATCCTTCAGCGGATCGACCCAGTCCCAGCGCGGTGGGATCCATTGTGTTGCGCGGAATCGGCCGGGTGCGGCAGCGAACCCGGGCAGATCGAGCGCGCCCGACAGCGCCGCGGTTTCCATCCAGCGCGCCCAGATCGGACGGCAGAACTGGTGGACAATCACGCCATGCTGCAATTGACCGATGCGGCGCCGAAACTCGACCAGTTCGGCCCGAAGGCTCGAGTAGTTCGCCTGCCGCACATCGCCGGTGACGAGGTGATAAGGCAGACCAAGCGAGGCTGAGACCGCCAGCAACGTGCGATACTGGAACGCCTCGTAGCCCCCGCCCACAGCGGCTGGGCTCGAGAACTTCACGTCCTCTCCCGGCAGCAGGACCTGCATCGTGCCGGGCTCGAGGCTGGCAATCGCGGCACCTTCGGTATCGGCCGCGCCTTCACCCATCATCGGCTCTTCCGGCGCGGTCTTGGTGATGAAGCCCGCGAACATCGCCGCGGTCTTCTTCCGGTCGAGTTCAGCGTCATCGTACTGGTCGAGCAGGAACAGCCGCACCATGGCGGGTGCTACATGCGGCAGGCCCCGGATCTGGCCCGCATCGATGGGCCGGTAGATGTGCAGAACGTCCCCGGCGAGGACCCGGACAGTATCCGGCACCGCCACCCGCTGGTCCGTGCTGTCGCCCGGATGGCGGCGGCGGAAGTGATAGGCCACCCGCCGCCCGATCCCGTCGAACTCGATCCCGCAGCGGATGCGGTTGCCGTTGGCGGCTGTCTCGGTCTTCTCGAAGGGCAGCATCTCGGACTGCAGGAGCTGCAATTGCAGCGGCACCATCAGTCCGTCTTCGTCGCGTCGGGGACGCAGCCGGACAAAACACTCGCCTGCCACGAACATTTCGCGCGCGACCATGGCCTGCAGCCCGTAGAAGTCGGTCAGCCCGTCCGCGTCGGCCTCGTCCGTCCATGCCAACCAGAGCTTCTGGACCCGCTCGCGAAGGCCCGCATCCTCGATCAACGAGGACGGCTTGATCCCGTCGCCGACCAGGTTTGCCGCAAAGGCCTCGCAGGCGTTTGCCGCATAACCGTTGGTGACAACCAGTTCGCGGGCACGGGCCAGAAGGCGCGGACCGCCGGAGGCCACCAGCGCGTTGATGTTCTCGAGCGGTGGATTCCAGCCCTTAAGCCGTCGCCGCGCCATGGCCCCTTCGAGCCGAGCGCGCACGGCTGCAGGGCTGCCGCTCACCCGGCCGGGAATGGACCCGCCGCGGAACCTGTCGAACAGTCCCATGCTCAGAGCCCCTTTTCCGTGATGACGCGCACTTGCCGCACAATCCGCCGCCCTTCGGCCGCCGCGATCTCGCGATCCAGCGCCTCGAGTGCCCGGTCGATCTCAGCCACGGTACGGTAATCCACCGTCTTTCCGTCATAGCTGACCCGGGCCACGCCCGAGGCACGCTGTGCGGCCAACGCCTCGCGGCGGGCGCGGAGGTCCGTGATTGTCGCCATCTCGGCTCGCCTCTATCCTGCCAGTGCCCCATCCCGACCAGGCCTGCCATGACTGACCGGATTGCCCGCCTTCGCATCGAACTGCTGCATCTTGAGCCCTGCATCTGGCGAGAGCTCGAGGTCAGCCTGACCACCAACCTCCGCGCCCTGCACGAAATCATCCAGGCGGTGATGCCGTGGGAGAACCATCACCTCTATGACTTTCGGGTCGGCGACAGGGTCTATGGCGAACCCGATCCCGAGGACGCGGTGTGGGGCCGCAAGATCTATCAGGCCAAGGGCATGCGCCTCGGCACGCTGGTCGATCGCGGCGTCACCGAGTTCCTATACACCTACGACTTCGGGGACGACTGGCAGCACCGTTTGCTGATCGAACATGTCGGCGCGGCCGATCCCGGCACCGATTATCCGCTGTTCATCGCGGGCGAGCGCACAGCGCCGCCCGAGGACGTGGGTGGTCCGCCCGGCTTCATGGAGTTCGTCGAAGCCATCGCGAACCGTCGCCATCCGCAGCACAAGGACATGGTCCGCTGGTATGGCGGCCCCTTCAACCCGGTGGACTTTGGCGAACCCGAGATCGCGGCGCGCGTCCGCGATTTCGCCACCCGGCGCAAGGTTTCCCTCGAGGCCTTCGCCCGCAGCCGCGCGCTGCGACAGCAATAGTTCCTGAAGTCAGCCCATATAGGTCGAGCGCACAGTTCGGCGCCGCGTACCCTGTGGCATCCGAGGAAAACCCGATGGCGTTGGTCCACTCTCGGCCCGCATTGCGTCCCGGTCCGGGAACTGCCGTTCCAGATCCTGCCACCGGGCCTCCGACCAGCGGTCGACTCCCGCAATCCAGGCGGCAGCGCGGGCGTAGACCCGGCAATCCAGCGCCTCGTTGCGTTCGCGCAGCTTCTGCCATTCCAGCTTGGCGAAGCCCCGCTTCGTGCGGACCGTCACCAGCTGTTCGGCCACGACCTGCTTCAGCCACTCGCTTTCCACCCATGTCGGCAGGTGGATAGTGCCGGGCGCGAAGGCAGCGCCCTCGGCGCGTTCCTCGGTCGTAGGTCGCTCCAGTCGGAGGAAGCGATATGTCTCGGCCTTGAAGGTCGACACCGCCACGGTCCAGAGCCGTGCGCCCCGTCGCAGCCGTTTCCCGCCCTCGGTCGCGTCCACGAAGGTCGGCCCCGACACCGGGCTTGAGCGGTTGAACCCTTCGACGCCTTTCACCGGCGACACCTGCGCGAACCCGGCGTTGCGCGACCAGGAATAGACCGCCGGAGCCTCGTAGCCGGTGTCGATGGCGAGCCGCGCGATCCTGAGATGCGCGCCGCGTTCGTGCGGCCAGCTTCGGTCGAGCAGCGCGGTCAGCTCCGACCATGCGTCATGCCGGTCCGGCCCGCCCTCGATCACGACGTGGTCGACGAGCCAGCTTTCGAGCCCACGCCCCCAAGCCCAGACATCGACCTCGATCCGGTCCTTCTGCACGTCGGCCCCGGCGGTCAGGAACAGCCCGCCCGCAGGCACCGTGCCGGATGTCCAGCGCTCGCGCCGGTCGTAGAGCCGCTGCCAATCGGGCGCTTCGCCAGTCTCCACCCAGGTCTCGCCGAGGATGGTGTTGCGGAACGCCTTGATCGCCTCGTCCGACCCCTGTGCCGCGTCCCATGCCCGCACGATCCGCTCCCAGCTCAGCCAGCCGATCGGCGAATAGAGTGTCAATCGGCATCCAATCGGGACCCCTGATCGGCGTCCAAAAGGGACCCCTCTGGCGGGGGGGGAGCTGGCCCGAGGCGGCGTAGCTTTCCAGCTTGCGCAGCCGTCTCGGGCCAGCGTTTCAG